CTGCAATAGCCAAAAGCTTTTGAGCTTCAGGAATAGTCTTCTTAACTGCCATAACATCATATGGTTTGCCAAGATGTTGGGTTGCATACTTGCCAACGCTTTCAAGATAGAACAAGCTTAGGTGTTGCTTAATGTGTTCTAAGGCGTTAGGGATAAATGCAGGAGCAATAATTGGATTAGCGCCATAAAGTGGATCTTTAGCAAACTCTGTATGGCTTAACAGGTGAGATAAATGGTCTTGACCGGGGAACGCACCTACAGGCTTTGCTAATGTCAATGAAATGTTCTCCAAAGCAGGGTTCATATCTTTAACATCATCTTTATCAGGCAGAACATCGTTGATGTCAGGCAATTTAATCTGTTTTAAGATGCGTTTTTCAACTGCAAGGCGGTCATAAAGGTCAGGATTTGCTTGAGCACGAGCTGCTAATGTCTGAATTTGAGCATAACGCTGTGATTCAGCAAAGATATGAGGGTCAGATACAGGAACAATGTCTGCATTTGTCTCAAAGTCTTCTTTAGTAATCTTGAGGTCGGCAACAACTTCGCCCCTCATCTGCTCTTCAAGATACCAACGATTTAATCGAGCCAAAATCTTAAATACACGCTTCTGAGAATCATGCAAACGAGCGTGAATCGAACTAAATACAGCAGCACCTTGCTCAATAAGGGCTTGTGTTGTGCCAACAGGCGCTTGAGAGTTGACATCTGCAATCTTTTCCTCTGAAGTTGTGACTACACCTTTGGCTGCCTCTGTTAACCAGCCTAATAATTGGAATAAAACAGGGCTTGGTGGGTTAAATGGCACAGGCATAGCGATTTTACGAACATCATCTACTCCCGGTGCGCCTTCAATCTCGCTTACTTGGGTGACATCGATAACAGTTGACTGACCTGAAATCTTAGCGCCCTTAAGCTTGAGCATAGTAGGTGCGTTATTGATGTGAGCGCTGTCCATAAGTGCTCGTAAAGCGCCAGTAAGAGCAGCGCTAAGACCGCCAATAAGGTGAGGCAAGCCAATAGCGTAAGCACCACGCCAAGGAATAAACTTGAATTCAATAAGCCAGTCGAGTTTCGTAAAGGTTTCATCGCCATCTTCCCAGTTTCTATACAAGCCAACAGGCTCACTCTCATTTTCATCAATCATAAGAATGTATGGCGCTCTTTCACCCTTGGAAAACTTGTCGTCTTCCAGCTCTAGCCATGTATAAATGTGGAAAACACGACGAATGCCATCAATATTGGATGACTCACTGCGCTTACCTTCAATCTTATTGTTAGCTTTTTCAGCTTTTGTCTCATCAGGCTCTTCAGGAATGCGATAAACATCGGTATCACGATACAAACCGCTTGCAACACGCAGGTCATACTCTTCCTGAGTAATGTCTTGAACCTCTGTAACACGCATTGCAGTGTAGAAATTACCTGCTGCAAAGGGTAAATAAATATTATCGATAGGAACGAACTCAGCGCATGGGCGCTTTTTCTGCTCGTCGTACCACATCTTGAAGTATTGTGAGCCACCTAAAGGCAATTGGGTGAACATTTGCTCCTGCTCATCTCGATATTCTTCGATTTGCTCAGTCAACTGCCAATTCATGTAATCACGCTTGCGGTCAGCCTTCTCACGCTTCTCTTCGGTTACATCTCCGATGATTTTGCTTCGTACTGGTCCGTCAGGTGGAAATAGTTCCTTGATTGCTCTAGCAGCAAAATCAACGCAGGACTCTGCCATAACTGGGTGGACAACTTTGCTTGCACCCATGAACTGTGCGCCTCCGGGTGCGTCATCGCCAAGCCCTGTGCGTCTAATGCCTTCTTCATACTTTTTATCTCTATCTTCCCTAGCTTCCTTGTCCTTTTCAATCAGGTCAAGGTATTTCATTGTTATTTTGTTTAAATCATAAGAATCAATAGTGTCAGCCAAGTTTTCATAGAAATCAGGCGACTCTTCAGGTCCTTTTAAGTCTTCCAAATGCACGATAGCTGAGCCATCAGGCATCTCTTCAACATCTGTACCTTCTACATCATCAAAGTATTCAACCAAAGATTCATCATCATCACCTTCAATAGGATCAATGTGTCGGTTGTAGTCTTGTGGGATGGGCATTTCTATAGCCATTATTTCTTCCTTGTTAATGCTAAGCGCATTTCATCGATACTAACATTGCCACCTTTTTTACGATTGAGTGGGCTATCAGGGTTAAATGGGTTCATTATTCCCGGTGTAAATCCTGCACCACCTCCTGATGGGCGTGAAGTTGGAACAGGTTTATCGCTTCCCTTGTAAGGGTCATACTTATTGCGGTTGACTATCTCTTCTTGACCTTGACGAATGCGCTCAGCGTTATCAATCTTGAACTGTTCGTATGGAGTTAATTTTGGTTGACCGCCTTCATTCATGCGTCTTTTGCGAATAGCTCCACCACGCTTATGTCCTCGTGGATCTTCACCCATTCCTGCTTCAGGTGGGCGATAGTTAGGGAATCGTAAAGCATTCCAATTTCTGATAATGTTAAACGCTTCTTCTTTTTGAGGCTCAGTAAAGTCTGAAAATGCATTACGACCTCTAACTCCATTTATTACTGCCACTAATGCTTCACCATCAGTAGCAGGATTGTATGTTTGACTTGTTAAAGAATGAATAATTCTACGATGAGCTAACTCAGGTAGCGTGTTATTGCCAATTAAAACTTCACCAATTCGTACATCTCTTGGGTCTCCAAACTGTCTAAATGCACCTCTATCACCTTCTAAATAGTTAACTGTTGCCAATCTTACAAGTGATTGGTCCACAGCATTTAAAGGTCCTTGTTGTACATTTTGATTAGAAGTTGGTGCAATACCTTCATTGCGAATTCTAGTTAAAACAGCTTCTACCGCTTGAGGAGAGCTTCCTGCTAATCCATATCGGTCTAAGTCATCTCCAATTACTGTAGTCAAATTAGACCTAGTTAATGGATTATTTTGAATGTCTTCAAGCATATATCCATGTCGCTGACGAATCTCACCGCTAACTGCTTCATAAGCTCTTTGTCTAATAGCTTCAACTTGCTGACGATTCTCAGGTAGATTATCTATACGATTTTCAATGTGTTGACGGATATAAGACAGAACACGATTGGCATCGTCTTCAGTAGCAAGATTGTTAGTAACAATCGTTGGAAGATTATCATAATCTTGATAACGCTCTAAAGACCTATTTAAGCCCTCTTCATTATCAGGAAGACTTCTAATTACAGAATTGATACCTTCAGTCAATGATTGAACTTGTGCTTGTCTTTGAGTTAAACTTTGATGCGCTCCAACAGGACTAACTTCCATAGCCACATCTCTAGGAGTGGGCATAGCTTCTGTAGGAGTAGGCAATGCAGGAGCATTCTGTCCATTTACATGGTTTGCATTGGCTTCAGTAATAGCATCTCTTACCTGCCTTAAACTGTTGCGAACCTCTACAGGAAGATTGTTGTCATTTGATGCAATGCCTATTTGTTGAGCAAAACGCAATGGTCTTTCATTTACAGCAATATTAGGGTTATCCCTAGAAAATTGCGCTATGGCATCAGCAACAACAGTTCCAACCTGTTGTCTTGTATCTGCTCCATAGTTTTGTTCTACTCGGTCAATCGTGCCATGCAATGCATCAGAAAATGCTTGTATTGGTAAACCAATTTGATTGGTTGCTTGGGCAGGCTGAGCAGGCGCAGGATGGCGTATCATCTGACGCAATGCTCTTTCATGAATCTGCAAAAGATGTCTGTATTCTTCAACATCTGCTCTATCCATGCGTGGATGGTCATCCATAATGGTTTGAGGAACAGCATGATTTCTTCTATCGCTAAGACGAGTAATCAAGTGTTGTGGGTCATTAAATATTTCACTATTCAAATTACCCAAGTCTTCCTGATAGGCTTGCCAAGATGCAGTATGGGTTTGATGAGATGCCAATGGAGTACGAGTACCATTTCTTTGTAATACATCAGCATAATGAGCCAATTGACCAATTGCATCAGCATGACGCTGAACAGCATTTGCAAGTTCATCAGCTTCGGAACGAGAAGCTAAACCATAGTCTCCAATATGACCATTATTTATTTGCTCAACAATATCGCTTAAATTGCGATGTAACTGATAATCACTTATTGGGTTATTGTGGTTTCCCAATTGCTCTTGATTATTCAATATGCTTCTGTAAGCACTGTAAGGTCTTGGATCTAAAGAACCAATCGAATATGCCAATGGATTAAACCTACTACCATCCTCAACAATCTCTCCAGCATCTAACTGACGCTGTGGAGTAAGGTTCATAGAACTTAAGTTCTGCATCACAATATTGCGCTCTGTAGCTTCACGCCCAGATGGTGGGGATGAACGAACTGCTGGAACTGGAGGATTATCCTGTTTGTATTGTGCTACAGCTTGTTTACCTTGATCTAGGGTAATGAATCGGTCACCATCAAGAGTATCAGTAATGTATTTGCGGATTTCAGGATATTTACCACGCTCTACATTCAGGTCATTTAACATGGTATGCAAAGAATTGCCTTCACTAGCATCATAAACACCATGCTTGTGAATGTTTGATGTGAAATCAACTTTGTCTTTAATACTGTTCAGGAAGTCAGCAAGCTCAGGAGCATATTCTTTGTTGCCCCCGTTTTGGTATCCACTGACATAACCCATTTGATAGCCACCATCGCTAGTTCTATCTAATTCAACAGTTATCTGTGGTAATCCTGTTTTTGCATCACGAATGTCTGCAATATCCAAATCACCATCTGCGACACGCTCAACATATGAGCTATCTTCGCCAGCATTCTTGGTAGGTCGCTTTGTTACAGGATCATTCATTGCAATGTATTGACGCTCTTTACCTGTAAACAGATTCTTTGTTCCTGCTCCACGACCACCTTGACCGATACAATGGTCAAGAACAAAAGTAATATCAGACAGATTTTGTTTAATCTGTTCAGGCGTCATATTTTCATCGGTAATCCAAAGAACTTTCCCTTTTTCTCCTACAGGCTCAGTTGGAAAATCGTTAAGAACATTTTTAAAATAATTGTCTACATCTGTTCTATAAGTAAGCTGGGCTTTACGCTCTTTGGCTTCTGTTTCTAATCGTGGCTTGACCTTCTTCTCTAGCCATTTTCTCCATGCTTGAGGGCTTGAGAAGTCTTTGACTTTATCTACAGGAATTACGCCATGCATGATGTCATTAACTAAATCATTAACCATTTTTTCTAAACCAATATATCTGGTTTGTTCAGGTCGAATATCTACCAATTTCGCTTGATTTGGTACTGTATATTCCCCTGTATCTATCGGTACATTAGAAAAAGGAATCAATTCTTTCTTGGTTGCCATTAACTCAGGATGGAATTGATATTCGGCTGGGTCAAGGTTATATCTGACTCGCTCAGCATTCAGGTTAGGTCGAACTACTAAGTCATTGATGTTTTCATAGGCTGAGCCAACCTTAAGCTTGCGTAGTTGCTCTTCAGCTTCGTTAAGCATTTTTTGCTTAGCTTTGATCTGATTAGAGAATTTAGCGTACTCAGGATTGACCACTTGGCGAACTTGCCCTGTTTCAGGATCAATTGCTCCTGTAGGATCAGGCATACCCATCCCTTGAGTTCTCACAACTTCAGATGATTGATTCTGCAATTCTTGAATGTCATCGTTAAGCTTTTGTATCTTGCTTTCAACTGGTGGGATTTCTTTGTTAGCAACTTCACCCATTGGTTCAAAGCCAGCTTCTCTTCTAGTCTCTTGAACATCCCTCATAGGGTTTTCAAAACGCTCAAACTCGGATGCAGGCTTATAGGTAATACCTTCTTTAGCAGATGCCACGAATGGATCTTGTGGCGTACCCATGTACTTTTGCATCAAGTTTGGCAAATGCTTTTGAGTTATCTGTTTGACCGCTTCATTTCTTTCAATGAACTCATTCATTGTAGGAATATCGAAACCATCTTGTTTTGCTTTTTTAGCAAACTCTTCCAACCATTCGAGCATGATGTTGCCACGATTTTTTGCATCATATCCTATGCTAAATGCTCTAGCCGTATCACTACGATTCATATTAGGATAAAGCTCATCACGCTTTTTGGCTTGAAATACTCTCCATTCATCACGCAAAGCAGTGCTTTGAGGGGTATTTCTATCAAAAACAGTTTCCTCAAATGCATTGACTACATGAAGAGGGTCTTCATTTTTGATTGGCTCAGCTTGTCTAAGCATGACATCTAAATTGCCATAATTCGTATTATCGTTTCTGCCACCTGTAGGTGTTTCACGATTACGGATAAACATGCCTTCATTGGTGTTTCTGACAGCAAATGTTCTTGGATCAAACACTTCCACAGTACCCTTTGGAACACCGGGAATTGGACTCTCGCCCCTTGCTGTGCGCCTTGCCATGACATCGCCAACATCTTCAGCCACACCTTGGAGCTTAGCGCCATAAGTAGGCTGACCTTTGTAATTCTGACGAACCACGCCTGATTGTGCGTTTTGAAAGTCTTGGGGGATATTCTTAATTTCACGCCCTGTTTCAATAGCTTGCTTACCAAGAACCCTAATATCATCAGGATTTATGCCACGCCCAAGATTTGCCAATTCAGGTAATGGTGGAGTCATTGAAGACCCAAGCAATGCTTCAGGGGCTTGACCGATAGCTTGAGAAATATCCTGCCCTGCTTTAGTTGGTGGCGTGTATTGCGTTGCCTGCATAGCTTGACCAGCTTGCTGTTGAGCATAATCTGTATTTTGCCCATACTGACCATTCAAGATTGATTTGCCTACACCATATAGGTTTGATCCTGCGATTTGAGGTGTTGCAAGAATGTATGGTGCTAAAGCTTGAGCCAATGATGAGCCGGGCATATGCTCAATAGCAAACTTACCTAACGCATTAAAGTTTCCAAGAGTTGATGGAGTTGTAGTTTGTGTTGGCTCTGCTTGAGGTACTTGCCTTTTAACAGGCTGTGGAGGTATGGCGTTTACAGGATAAGGAACATCTGATCCATTTGGCTGAAGGGGCATATTGCCTTTGTTAGCCAACTCGTAACGCATTTGGTCGAGCGTAGGCAAAGGTGTGCTGTTATCATCCCATTCGTTAATTGCCATATTCGCACCTGACAGTTGTTTGGATGATTATAACCACTTAAATTGCGTATGGGTTAATATTTCGAGGCTTAGTCTCATCGATATAGTCTTCTGAATTGTCATAGAGATAATCGACAGTAAGAAAGCCCATGTCTCGCAGTAAGCGCAATCCTTGAGTCAATGCATCCACATAGTCATCATGCCTGCCTTCAGGGAATGAACATACCTGATTGAGAAATGGCTCAACCCAGCTTCTAACCATGTTTTCCCTTTGGTCGGATTCAGGCAAATACATCAAGCCCTTGGCGATGATGGGTGACACAAGGTTCAATCGTGCCGTCTTATCAGCTCTACCGGGGTTATAAGCACGAACATTTAAGCCAGCTCTTTGCAGGTCTTGTATAAGACTTATCCCTGCTGACTTATCCTCAATCAGGATCATGTCAGGTTTCTTGCCATGCCCGAACTCATCAGGATCACCATAGACTGTGGTTGCCTCTTCAATGACTCTTGGGCGCAGGTCAGGGTATTGCATGTGCTCTGACCAGCAATCTACCAACATGACGGACATTGGTCGGTCAGGTGACGGGCGAAAGACACCCAATACTACGCAAGCTGTCGGATCATTGACTGTCTTATCGGATGTAGCGCAGTCATAGCTCTGAATGACATAGGTGAACTGTGGCAATGGCTTATCAGCATCCCATAGCCTGAACATGCCACGCTTAACAATGCCTGACTCTTCAGGATCTAGGATCTCAGCGTATATCTCCTGCCGACCTATGTTTGTTCCCTCGTACTGCAGGATCTGCTTTTTAAAGGTTGGAGCAAGGTTTTCCATGTTTTCAAGGGTTGATGCCTTCGTGACATAGACATCCTCTCCATCCCTGTTAGCCAGATCCATAATCAATGGCTTAGGCTTTGGAGTAGTAGTGCATATCAGGATAGGTCTATCACCCAATCGCATGCCGAACTGAATCATATCCCATGCTTCATCTAAGTATTCCCAAGCTGCAAGCTCGTCTAGCCAGCCACCATGAAACTGTGGACCTCGAAAGCGTTCAGGCTCTGAGGCAGGAATTCCCTTGATAATCGAGCCATTCTTGAGCAGGATTTCATTGTCTGACTCCCTGTATTTCTCAATGATAAGCTTAGGCATGCAGGCTATCAGCCCTGATTCACCCATAAAGCATACGCCCTGCACATCAGCATAGGTGGGCGCTGAGACTAACCATCGTGTATTGGGGTTATCCCAAGCCATCTGCCATAGATTCTCGGCTGCAGTCCTAGTCTTACCTGCACCACGCCCTGCTAGGAACAGCCAGATGTTCCACCAATCGTCTTCAGGGAGCTTTTGATACTCATGCCTTGTAGTAGCCCATTTGAGCTTCTTCATGGCTATTTCAGCCCCCATAGGGTCTAGCTTGATCTTATCAGGGCTAAAGCCGTTAGCAATGTCCTGCAGAATCATGAGTGGAGTTGATTAGGTCTAATGTGTGTTTTAGGCGTATGTTGATGTTATCAAGGACAGTTTCAGCATTTTGAATGAAGTTCTCAGCTTCCTGCTTTTCCTTGTATTCGACTTCAGCCATAGCGCAGTTGTAGCCTGCCTCATATGCATTATCGATATCTTCATCAGTGTATTTACTGAGCCAGCTTCTTTTCAACTGTTTTGATAAGGTCTTCAAATACAGTATTAACATGGTCTATCTCCATTTGTATCTTGTCGCCATCCTTACCTGATAACTCTACTTTAGAGCGCTCAGAATACTTTTTAGGAAACCTAGCAGCCATACTGCGAGACCACATAGACGCATTGATTGAATCGCCCTGATGGGTGTTTATTAGGTATTCTTGAGCCTTATCTTCCCACCAAGCCTGTTCTGCAGCTTGTGCATCCTCCAAGGCATGACAAAATTCTATATGTTCATCACGCCATCTACAAAGTGTGCGGTAGCTAACATCTAGCTTAGCAGCCATTTGCTCGAATGATTTCCCTATCTTTCCTAGCTTGATAACCTCTTCACAGTATGAAGGATCATAGGATGTGGGTCTTCCAACAGGATTTTTTTGCTTCTTTTCGCTCATGGCAATTGAATCTCCATCCACCATTTAGGAACTATGCTTGGATTTGATTTTGCAACAGCCAATAATCTAGATCCAACATATCTTTCAAGTCGCTTGTTATTGGCTTTTTTTGCATCGGAGTACATTTTCCCCAACTTACGCTTAATAACCTGAATCCTTTTTTGGTTTTTGCCCGAAAGACCACCAAGACCACCATCTGACATATTTGTTAGATTTGCTCCTAGATTTCTGTATTCTTCAATGTAATAACATTCGGCTTTTTGCCAATCGTTAATAGAAATTACTTCTATAACCTCTAATATTGGTTTTTTACCTTTTAAAATTAAAGACTTAATCCAACAAGTCTTGATGCTTCGAGATTTTAAATTAGACAAATGTTGCTTGTAGCGTATGTTTGGTTTATCAGACTTACCAACATACCTAGGCTCTTTGGTATCAGGGTCAAGCAGTATGTAAATACTTGTGGTTTCCATAACTTTCTTTCAAAGCTGTATATTTTTGAAGTATAAGGGAAAACTAGGAGAGTGTCACTTCTCTTGCACTTTTCTTACTTGTGGGAAGTGTTTAGCCAAAAGCTCATCTTCTGTCTGATTGTTTATAGGGTAATCTTTTTTAAGTCCTGAGCACATTGAACAAGTTGCAGCAGGCTCATCTAGAAAGAAATTGCACCAAATATGATGCTCACCCAAAAAAGCTTTTCTAGCCTTGACCCATTCATTCCAATTGTCGTTCATTTATTTTCCCTAATAGCTCATAACAGGAGCTAGTGGCAATGGGGCAAGCATTGGCAATTGCGGTAATTGTGGTACAGGCGGTAAAGAAGGCACTATGGGCGTTGGAGATGTAACCTGAGCATATCCTATAGGCTGACCATATTGATTGCTGTAGACAGTGGTTTGACCCTGTGTCTGAGCTGTTACGACAGGTTGACCATACTGATTGGAATAAACCACTGTTTGGGATTGGCAGATGCCAATAGATGCTAGTAAAACGATAAAGTATTTCATGAATTCCACCATTTTTGCGCTTTTAGGCGCTTAAATTTTAAAAAATGAACCCTAACCTTGAAAACATTCAAGCGGTTGAAAGATTCAATGGATTTGGCGTGGGATCGCCTTTGGGTAGCCATCCTAGTTCTGGAGCGTCTAGGAATCATTTCTCTTGTGCCTTTCTTAAATTTCATCGGGGTCAAACCCCTTAGATTTCAACCAGTTATCAAGCAATTCATGTGCTTCTTCCTCTAGTTCAACTGGCACTCTGCGTTCTACATAGGTAGTGTCGGGGTTTTGAAATTCAGGCTTAACTGGAAATGTGACATTCATATCTGCTATATCAAACTTAACAGATTGCCCTTCACCTTTTGGTATTGCTTTTCCAAAATCACTCATTTCTCTTGTGCCTTTTCAACTTTTGCTTTTGGTACACATATTCCGTTATATCTTAGGTTAGCACCGCCACGATAAGCGTCTACTTGTGCTTTAGCTTCCATGCAAGTTTCTTTATTAAAAAACTCAGCCGTAGCTAATGCTCCATCGTTAGAGCCTAAAAGAATTAAAATCCATATCTGTATCATTTCTCTTGTGCCTTTCTTAGTATTGCCATTGAATACAACAATCCAGCCAAAAATCCCGCCACAACAAAAAATGTAATATGCAATCCAATTAGTAGATATATCATTTCTCTTGCGCCCTTCTTAGTATTGCTCTAGCTATTTCAATAAACCAATTATCTGCATCGTTATCATCAAACTCTTTCCAAAGTTGCAATATTTCCTCATCTGTTAGTGTCTTTGCTGGATGGGTGTAGAGTGGAATATCGTAATCAGTTTGAATAAAACCTACCATTTTTGGTTTTCCTGTATTTTTATCTATCCACGCTATTGGTTTAGGACTTGGTAAATCAATTTCAATAGTTTCTAACTTATCTGGGTCTATTTCATAACTTGGTTCAGGGGTGTTGGTAATAGGGTGTGCCATTGAATTTAAAGATATTCCATCTTGTTGCTCTAGCTTGGTTGCTATCAAATATCGCAAGTCGGTATTTTCTTTCTCCAACTCTTCAATTTGCTCTTGTTGCTGGCGGAGCATGGCTTCAGCATTAGCTCCCCATTCACGCAAAGATAAAAAGTCATCTTTCCATTCTTGGTATTCATCAGCTAGTTCATTTGCGTTCATTTCTCTTCTGCCTTTCTTAATTTGTTGTATACACGGCTTCTTTGCCAATAAAACTAGGCATTTCGCTTTTAATCGCCATTTCAACCATATCGTCTGCAATCTCTAAAGCAATACCGTAACCTTCTGTTGTCATGGTAATTTTGTCAGCATCATCAACCTCAATAACAATTGTGGCTTTCATTTCTTTTGTGCTTTTTTTAATGCTTCTTTCCAGCGAATTAACTGTTCTTTTTTCCACTCATCACGCAACTCAAGGTCAAACCTCAACACACCTTCGTCAGTTTCGCAATAAAAGTCAAACGCTTTATTCCATTCCTCATCTGTTAGGTTTCTCGGAGAGCTGTAAAGCAAAGTACCTTCTTTTAATTCGGTAAATCTTTCTATTGGAAAATTGTTTATTCCGCTTATAGTTATTTTTTTAACTATCGCTACTGGTTCATATGCTTTCCATGCTATTGTTTTCATTTCTCTGGCTTCCCATTCCTATAATGAACACCACCAATATTGACAGTTCCCAAAGATTCAATTTTGTCGGCTTCTTGTGCCTTTCTTAGTATTGCTCTAGCAAATAAAACCAATCTTTCAGGATTTTCACTATGGTAGCTATGGCAAAAATACTTAGCTTCAGATTTTATTTCCTCATCTGTTAGTGTCTTTAACTGTGGTGAGCAAGTATGAATAGAATCGCCTGTAACTCTTTGCCCACAGTCTAAACACGCAGTCCACGCTACTGGTTCATTGTTCATTTGAGCAACCTAAAAGTGATTTTGTCATGGGCTTCCTTGCGTTGCTCAGGAACTTTGACACTTTCATCCACGATTCCCCAACAAATCATAGAAGCCTGTTTCCAAGCCTCATCCCATATAGCTTTCGGATCGCCAAGCATTTCCTCTTCAGCGTTAGCCCTTTGGAGCAGCTTGATCCAATCCTCATAAGCCTTTTCCCACTGTTCTTTTTGAAATAGGATCATTTAATTTTCATCCATAGAATGGTGAGGACAAACGCAACCGCAAAAAGGTACAGCTTCCAAAGAAATCTTTTGAGCGCTGCATATTTGTTTCCACCTAAAAGACAAGATTGCAAGTGAAGCATATCCGAGTCGTACTCCACATACTGTGGGGGCTGATAGTTACAGCCAATCTTGATTTTACCATTGTTGTAAGGCACATTCATACTTTTTCTCCAAAGTAATAGCCCCCGAAGGGGCATAAATTAAAAGCTGTAATCGTAGTATTCGTCACGAACACCAATCTTTAA